AGAAGAATTAGATATACCAGCATATATTAGAAAAGGAGTTAAATTGAATGATGAGGATATTCACGATTGGGCAGAAATGCACGGAGCAAGACAAAATGAAGATGGAGAATGGGAAGTATAGTTCTTTAACAATTTAAAAAGGTCGGACTAATTAAAAATGAGATGCAGTGATGGAGCTACCAGTTTGGGGCATCTCATTCTGGTAGCTCCATCACTTGCTAAAAATATGGCTTATTTTCAAGTAAAACATAAAAACAAAAAACGATGGCAGCAGATTGATAGGTATCAATTATTTGAGGACTTGTTTGAGCATTATCAGAATATAGAGAAAGCAGAGAGAACAATCGAAGATATTGAGAAAGGAGAAGTTATAAAAATATCAAAAAGGATATATAGGAGAGACCCGAAAGAATTAAGAATATGTAGTTATTTGAATTTTATTCAAAAGAAACTAAGAGAAAGACAAAAGGATTGGGAAGAATATGTTAAGAAACATAATGATGGAACACTTGATTTAAAATGGATTGAAGAGAAATTTCCAGAAATTGTGAAAATACTTGGAAAATTGAAACGTGAAGATGTTTGGAAATATGGTTATATTCCAGCTGCCATCGTGTTTGGAAGATTTATGAAATAGGCGTAAAGCCCCCGCTCTCTCGTCCTCTCCCACGGGTATATGTAGTAGAGGGCAATGGAAAATAAAGGTCGCAGCAATCAATTAAACTAATTAAATCTATGGCAAAAAAAGATTGGAGAAAATTTAAAAAAGGAGATTTGGTATATGTATTTGGAATGGCGAAGGAGGGCGTTATGGATTATATTCCAGCATTCGTGTATGAAACCCAAACCCAGAAAGATATTGTTCAGATTTATGCGTTTGGATTGTTTGAGTTGCTTGGATAGAAAGTTGTGAGAAGCTTGGATACGACAGAGATTATGTCCTAAAGAAAATGCGGGAGTTCAAAGTAGAACCCCCGAAAGAATTGAAGATGAAACTTATGAGCGAGGAACAAGTAAATGAGGATACGAAAATACAGGTTTGGGAGATAAGAGCGTAAAACCCCTTATTTATAAAGGTCGATTATAAACTAATTAAAAATTAAATACTATGAAGAAAATCTGTAAATTATGTTATCGAGAAGTAGATGAAAATCTTATGGCGGGAGCTATCTGTATTACTTGCGCAAATATCTTAGGTAAAGGGCCGGGTTATTCGGATTATATCAGTCAAGAACAAGCAGAAAAATGGTTTGAAGGATTAGAAGAGAGAAAAAAATCATTAAGAAAAGCAGGAAAATTAAAAGATGAAGAAATATAAAATCATGCAAATTTGTATTATCTCATGTGGGAAAAAGAAAATTTGGGATATAAATCCAGTAGCTGAGAAAGTAGCAGCAAAGGATGCATATATCGGCTTATATTTCAAGACCAACCGCGCTTATGCAGAAAAATTCTTTGATAGATGGTATATCTTATCTGCGAAATATGGATTTCTTAAACCTACAACTTTAATTGAAAATTATAATGCTAAATTAGGAAAAAAAAGAACAAATCCAATTACGTTAGATGAATTAACAAAACAAGCAAAAGAAATGATAAGAGAACTGAGTACAGAATTTGAGATTACAGTACTCGGAGGGAGAATATATAGGGAAATGACTAAGAAAGCTTTTAAAGGATATATCGTCAAAGAATTAGAAATCTTAAAAGGAAAAGGTATTGGGAAACAGATAGCTCTTTTACAAAAAGCAATCCGAGATAATATCCCTCTTGCTTAAAGGTCGATTATAAACCAATTAAAAATCAAAAATATGGCAACAAGAGCTTGTGTAGCAATAAAAAAAGGTAGAAGTTGGAAAGGAGTATACAATCATTGGGATGGATATCCAAGCGGCTTAGGAAAAGATGTTTGGGATTATTTACATCCGTTAAAGATATTTAGTATTAGCGAGTTATACTTAGAGAAATTTGCCGAGGAATTGTTAAAGTATGATGATTGGAGAAATTTTTTAAATGGAGGCAGATGTCCTTATTGTGGAAGAGTAGGTTTATCTCAACCACACAGTATCAATGGAAAGATTATTATTGAACCAAAGAAAGACATAGAAATAGCAGAGAATATTAAAAAGACTGGATATCCAGACCCAGAATGTAAATATCATAAGCATGATAATTTAGAAGAAATAGAACCAATGACTCCTAAGAATTCTGACCCGTTGTTTATAGAATGGGTTTATGTGATAAATGTTAAGAAAGTAGAGATGGAGATACTGAAAAGCGTAAGAACTGAAGGATATCATTACGGAACCGCTTATGATGGAAGTAAATTTAGAATACCAAATTATACTTGGAAGAAAGTAGCGGAAATTGACCTTAATGGATTAGAACCAGACTGGAATGAAATAGAAGAGAAAGGATATGAATTATCAGAAAAAATGTATGAGAAATTTGAAAGGTGTGGATAACTTTACTTGATTAAGGTTTATAAAAAACTTATAATTAAAAAAGGTCGGATAAATAGTAAATTGATAAGTTATCATTAAAAATCTATAAAAATATGGAAAGAAAAGATTTGGGCACTTGGGATATTAAGCATATTCAAGACAAGCCTTTTATGGCTTTCGGGTCAATGCTTAATTCCTATGCCGTTATCAATCAAGGAAAAGGAATCAATTCAGATGATTTCTTAAAGGTCGCAGACGTTTTCTTTAAGAAAGCAATTGATTATGCAAAAGATAGTTTGATTGGAAATGGAGATAATGGAAAAGAATTAGATTTTAAATAATATGAAATTTGATGAGATATTAGAAAAATACTACAACGAGGATAGAGAAGAACACGAAAGAAAAATAGGAAGATATTGGGCAAGTGATGTTTATGCAATGTTAAAAGGATACTTAAAACCAGAGGATTTTTTCAAGAAAAAACCAATTGATTTGAAAGGAGCAGGAATGATAGCAACAGGAGAAGCATTTGAAGATAAATTGAAACAAATCTTTGATACAGTTGGAATTGATTACGATTACCAAGTAAAGAAAGAGATTCAAATTGATGAAGAGATTGTATTAGTAGTAAAACCAGATTTTATATTTAAGCACGCAGTATTAGAGACAAAATTTCCGTTCAGGTCATTTCCAATGAATTCAGAAGGAATACCAGAGAGATATTTGTATCAGTTGGAATGTGAATATCGAGCATTTTACTTACCTGTTTATTTAGGAGTTTTCACGATACCCTTTCATTTGAAAACGATTGAATTTGTTCCAAGTAAAAGAAGATGGAATAAGATTAAGAATACAATTAGAGATTTTCATCAAAAATTATGCACAATAAACAAAAACTTACAAAAATAGAAGAGGAAATATGGCAGACTATTCTGGCTTTCTATGAGACATATGAAGTTATGCCTTTACGAGATGAAATAGCTTCTATTTTGACATTTAAATTGGATAAAAAGATAAGTCCGCAATTAGTTCAGTATTGGTTAAGAAGTATGGAGAAGAAGGGTTGGATAGAAATAGAGCCGTTAAAAAAGAGAGGGATTAAACTAAAATAAAGGTCGATTATAAATCAAGTTAAATTAAATATGGATTTAGATAAAATTGCTAAATTGACAGGAGAAGATGAAGTAAAACAGGCGCCTCGATATGAATTACCGATTGTAAGATTTAATGGTAATACAGGAAAGTTCTATAAATTAGTTCCAAAAGATGATGGTAGTCTTGAACAAATTGAATTAGGAGACAAGATTAAAGGGGTTATGTTGAAGGTAAGAAGAAGATTTTCAGCTTTTACTAAAGATTATCGCCTTTTTACAAATGAACATAATTCTTGGAAAGATAATGTTATTCTATTTGAAGTAAGAAAAAAAGCGGATGGAACAATAGAAAGAAGAATGATTGATTCAGGAAAGATTGGTGAATTGAGAGAAAAATATCCTGAATTAAGAGGAGCAATGAAACAGATTATTTACTTCTTATTGGAACCCGAGAAAGAGATTGTGAAACTAATTATTAAAGGAAAAGGGCTAAGTAATCTATTTGATTTCTGGAGAGAATTTGATAAGGATGAGCACATCTTTGAATACATTACAGAAATTGGAGCAAAAGAAGAAGTTAATGAGGCTGGTATGAGATACTATGCTAATACTTTTGGACGTGTTGAAAAAGTAGAAGATTTAGATTTTGTTGTAAAGAAAATACAAGAAGTAGCAGAAAATATACAGAAAGTAGAAGATTACTACAAGGAAGTGGAAGAAGAAGAAATGGAAATAGAAGAAGATGAACAATTAGATATGCCTAAGAAAGATGATTATATGATTCGAACTGATGACGGAAAAACAATGACTCCAGAAGAGTATTATAGTCAAGATAGACCAGAAGATGATATGCCGATAATTGAAGAAAAGGAAGATATTGGAGAACCTCCATTTTAAAAAGGAATGCCTCGCTTTTCCTTGTGGGCGGGGCATATCCGAATTCTCTAATATATTAGAGAATTTGAAAGGTGTGGAAAACTTTACTTGATTTTGCCCAAAAAAGCATTTAAAATTAAAATTAGAGAAAGGTCACCTACAAATCCTTACTCCATTGTAACAAAATGAAAGAAGATGTCAAGAGTTTCAATCGTTCTATCCTAAAATCAAGTAATTATTTGGTAGTTTATAAACCTCTGGCGCAGAAAATAGGACTGCTTGAAACCATTCTTTTACAGTATCTAATTGACCAGGAAGAATACTTTGAAAAGAGGGGAGAATTAACAGATAAAGGAGAATTCTATAATACACAAGAAAAAATAGAGAAAGAAACAACTCTGAACGCTTATTATCAAAGGAAAGTTTTAAAACGATTAAAAGAGTTCAAATTGGTAGAGTATCAGAAAAAAGGATTGCCCGCTAAATACTATTTTAAGGTTAATCACAAGTGCTTAAAAGTTTTAATCACTGATGATGAAGAATTTAAAGGACTATATAATGAACCTAATAATGAAATATCTTTTTCTATAAAGAAAAAGAGTGAGCGGAAACGCTCACAAGGGGTGAGTAAGAAAAAATTAGAAGAAATCGCTAAACTTACTGGTTTTAAAAAGCCAAGAGAGGATATTGCAATTATTCTGACTTATGCGGACGCTATTGGAAAGAAGTTTAACAATAAAAGAGAAAAAGAAAGTTTTATCAAAAGGAATTTGAAAGCAGCGCAGTTGCTTAAAGGTTATTCTCTTAAAAAGATTTATGCTTGGTGTCAAATACTACCTTATTTAGGATTAAAGAAATGGACATTAGAAACAGTAGCAAAATTTATTGATGAGGACCCGATTAGAATAATTGAGAAATATGTGTCAGAAGATAAATTACATGAAATTTTTGATGAACTTACACAAAAAGGTCTTTTTAAAGAGGTTAGAATTAACGAATTTGAGGTTGATTTAAAACCTCAATTCTAAATTATGAATTCTGTTCCAGCGGTTTATATTGTAGGATTTGTATCTAAAAAACAATTAGAAAATTCATTAGGTTATATCCCTCTAGAAAAAAGAAGAGGTGGATATCTGGCAGCCCTTACATATGCGTTACCACAATTACAAGGAAAATCTTTTACAAGAAAAGAAATTGAAAGATATATCCCGCAAGGTTGGCGTTTAGCAAAAAAAGAAGAAATTCAAAAAATTAAACAAAGTAAAAATGAACGATTTAATTTTACCTAAAAAAGAATTAGAAAAACAAGAATGGTTTCAGGCGCTTATTGAAGATTTAAGAGCTATTATTGTTGAAAGAACATTTGAATCTAATTTAGTGCGTCTGAAAATGAAATGGGAGATTGGAGATAGAATTCTACGAGATTATGAGAATTTTCAAAGATTTGGATATGGAGAAAAAGTTGTAGAAACATTGGCAGAATATCTTAATATATCCGCATCTCATTTATGGAAAATTATTCAATTTAGAAAGATGTTTCCAACTTGGAAGGATGTAGAAGAAAAATTACCTCTGGGAAAAAATATCTCTTGGTATCAGGTTTGCCAGAAAGTTCTACCAAAAACTGATAATGAAAAGAAATTAGAACAAGAAAAAAAGGAGTTACAAGAAAAATGTCCTCACGAGTTATTGAAATGTAAAATGTGTGGTAAAGAATTTACTTTAACCGAACTTTTACAACAATTTAAAGATGAAATGTAAATTTTGTAACAAAGAGGCTGTTCACTGGCATCATTGTTTTTGGAGAAGCGAGTATTTTGAAAAAGATAGAGATGAAGATTGGAATTTAGTGCCCATCTGTTTTGAACACCATTTCTTAATACATCATACTAACAAAGGAAAACATCTTGATAAGTTTTGCAAATTATTTGCTCTTAATAGATATAGAGGTCCGCATAAGGATAAATTAAGAGTAATAATTAAAAGAAAAAAATATGTCTAATGATGACCCCTTACCGAAATTCCCAATCTGGATAAAAATCATCTGGACTTTAACATTCTTATCACTCTTAACAGCACTAATACTTTGCTTAATGGCTCTTAAAAAAACAAAGGTCGAGCCACCAAAAATTGAATACCGCCAAGAACCATTTGTTTATGGCTGGTCAAGCCCTGTAAATCCCGCTTATAAGACATACGCAGTGGTAACCGCTTATACACCACACGAAACCTGTAAAGGAAAATGTATTACAGCCGCAGGAACAGAGCCACAAGAAGGAAGAACAATCGCTTGTCCTTACTGGATACCGCTTCACACCAGAGTAGAAATAGACGGAAAGATATATATCTGTGAAGACCGCACCGCAGAGTGGGTTCAACGAAGAAATGGAGATACCTTTGATGTATTTATGAGAGATTACTGGGAAGCACGGCGGTGGGGGAAAAGAATAAAAGAGGTTAAAATTTACCATTAACATAGTGAAAATTTACTATGGAGGAAGACTCAATAGAGCAATACGAAAAGATAATAGATTTACATAATCGCAATTTCCTTATTGCCCTAAGAGAAAGGGCTTGGGAAGAATCAAGAATAGAAGGATTAAATGAATTATGGAAAAAAGCATATGAAGAATTGGCTCAATCAGCAAATGTTTTAGATGCTTTCATAGCAAGAACTGAAATTAAGTAATAATGCTGGTGGGCGTCGGTAGCGGGAAACAGCCAGCCCCCATAAAGTGCTGGATACTGCCCTTGAATGCTCGGTTTAGGAATCAAAACCCGCCGAGAGCCAGCACTGAAATTAGATAAAACTATGAAGAAAGAAAAGAAAATTGATTATAAGTGGTTTGGTAAACTTTCTGATTTGGCGGATTTTTTAAATAAAATTGGAAAAGAAAGAATAGTTCAAATAATTTCTGATAAAACTTATTTCTTAGATAAGCGGGAATGTGGAGGATATAAATTAGGAGAGGATGAAAGATGGATAGTATTTTATGAAAAATAAAAAATTTGAAAGATATAAACAACAACAATGGCTAAAAGAAAACCTATGACCCAAAACCCAACCAAAAAAACTAAATAAAACCTATGACTAAAGAACAAAAGAAAACAATTAAAAAAGAGAGAATATACGAAATTTGCAAAGAAGAGGTGGGTAGGTTATATGTGATGCTGTGTGATAAGAATTTAGCCGAAACTCAGGTTAAAGAAATTAGACCATTGTTAGAATTTATAAGCGAAAGAATTACTTGGCGAGTTTTGGAGCTGTTAAATCAGCATTATGCCAATTCCCAAAAACTAAATAAAACCTATGACTAAAAAACAAAACAAAACAATTAAAGAGGAGATAGAAAGGGAAATAGAACAGTTAAAAAGGCGAGATGAGGAAAGAAGAGAAGAGTTCGCTAAAGCCCTTGGTTGGTATGATTATAGTGGCGGAAGACCAGAACCTATTTTGCCTTCGTGGGAACAGATATTTGTTGAGATAGGAAAATTATTAGACAAACAAAAATTTTATGATTATTGTATTGCCGAATTGGAAAATATTAAATTTCGCATTAAGAAATTAGAATTAAGACAGAAAAATTATGACCAAGAGGGCAAAGAAAACAATTGAAGAAGAAATAGAAGAAGTAATAGATGCCCTTATTAAAGATGTCCATTATGAACACACTTACCCTGCCCATACCGCTTATTATCAGTTAGATTTTGATAAATTAAGGAATGCTCTCAAAGAGTTTAGTCAAAAGTTACTCCAACGCTTTATAGAGGAGACAAAATTGAAAAAGAGGATTTATGAAAAGGAAATAGAAGAGTTTAAAATAGATAACTCAACCATTGAGGGAGAGTTTTTTGAACGATTTTTAGATGGCTATAATCAAGCCTTACAAAATATTAACCAAAAACAACAACAATGGCTAAAAGAAAACCTATGACCAAAAAACAAAAGAAAACCGAAAAAGGAATTTTATACGGAAAATGGAAGATTGATAAAATGCTCAAACCAAATGAAAGTCTTGAGGTAGTATTTGATTTTGTTTACGGAAACAAACCAAAGGATAAGAGGTTTGATTGGGGATTGGAAAAAGTTACGCTTAAAAGTGTTCGGAAGGTATCTTTTCCGAGTAGAAAATTAAAAAAGTGAACGGAAATATGGCTAAAGAACAAAAGAAAACAATTAAGAGGTGGAAAGTAGAATTAAGATGTCGGGGATGCGGGAAACTTATAAATGAAACCAAACTAATAAAAGATAAAGAATTAGCCGAAAAGATTTATCGTGATGCTTTAATAAATCCCTTAATTGGTTGGTGCTGGGAGTGCGATAGAAAACCATTTCCAAAGATAATTGAAATTTATGACCAAACCAACTCAAAAACTAACCAAAAAAAACTAACCGAAGCCCATGAAAAAAGAAAATAAAACATTAAAAAACTTAATAGATGAGATGGTGGAAAAAATCGAAGAAGATTGCTATCACTTTTTAATCCTTTTATCTCCGCAAGATAAAGAAGACCTAATGAATCATATCCGCCAATCCCTTATCCGAGTAGCGAAAGAGACGACGAAGGCAATGGATATGAGAAAAAAGATTAGCGAAATATATAGCGACGAAGAAAAAAGTAATGATTATTTTTACGGGTGGGACGATGCTAATAATTATTTACAAACCAAACTTAAGCAATTCTTAGGAAAGTATTATGGCTAAAAAACATTTGAAGAACTACCTTAAACTTAGTCGAATTATTGCGATTTCTCTGTGGATGTTTGCCCTTATATTATTCATTGCAGGATTAGATGGAATGCTAACTCCCGATTATCCCTATCGTGATGGGGCGATAAGAAATTTAGTTATAAATGTTCCTTTATTTGCCCTAACTGGTTTTCTTTATTGGTTTTTGCCCAAGTTGTCTGATGAGTAAAATTCATTATTAAACTTATGGCTAAAAAACAAAAGAAAATTGAAAAAAAAGAACATATTTTTTATGAAGGTTTTTGTATATTTTGTGGTAAAGCGGATACTTATGAAAATAGAAAGAAGGGATGTATAAGACCTGCAATAATAAAAGAAACAAAATTCGATGTAGTGAGAATCTTGTGTGAAAACGGATATATAGTTAAATTTGTTGTCCCCGTTTATGAGTATCGATATGAAAGTGGAAAAACAACTCTGGTATATATATTAGAGAAATCTAAAAATTAACCCGAAATCAAACAACCTATGAAAAAACAAAAGAAAATTGAAATACCACGACCCAGATATCAAATTGAAGTTATGGAGTTTAGAGTCCAGCGTTTTACTCCAATTATTGAAGGAATTAAAAGACTTTGTGGAATTAAGATAAAAAGAGCTCCAAAAGAAGCGGATGCGGTAATGATTACATTTTAATGAAAGGAGATATTATTGAGTTAGAAAGAGAAAGGAGAATATTTATAGAGTGGTAGGTAAATTGCTGAGAGAAAAATTAAAAGGTCGAATATAAACCAAAATTATAAAAATATGGTTGGGGAAGAAATACAAACTCCCGAAACTCCGCAGGAAACTCCAGAAGAAGCCGTCGAAGAAACAAAAGAAACCCCAGAAGAGGTTCAAGAATCTGCTTCTGAGGAAACGCCAGAAGAGGTTGTTGAAACCCCCCAAGAAGGAGAGTAGTATCTTGGCTGGTGGGCGGGAACTCCCCGCCTATCAGTTAAGATATTAACTCCAAAAATGTATGGATGATGTAAGAATAGAATGTGAAAAATGTGGAAAACTTATTAAAGTGGCTTACGGAATTTTAGCAGAAAATAAGAAAAAGGTCTTAAATCTATGCTGGGATTGTTACCAGCAAATAATAAATCAAAATAAAAAAGATGGCAAAAAAAAGAAGTCTCAAAGTTAAAGCAGAAGATGTATTAAAACTCCTCATTGATGCAAATAAGAGGTATGAGGAGAATTTTAAGAAATTACAGAATAAAATCAATGAGATTGAGACGAGGCAGAATTTAAACAATAGAGAAATAATGAGGACAACAGAGGGGTTGAAGACGGAGCTTAATAATCTATTTGCTTCCTTGAATTCGGTTTTTAAGGAGTTAACAAAAATGGACAGGCGTGATGGGAGTAATGTAGAACCCATTTTTCAGTGCGGAGTATTGGTGTTCAACGCAAACAAGACGGGGAGAGAAGTAGATGTAGAGAGATTTAAAACAGAGTTAATGGAGTTGATGAAAAAATACGGCATCGGAGCGGTTAATGCCTCTTTCATTTCTGACATCACAAAATTATGAGCAAAAAGAAAACAAGAACAATAAAAGTTACTTTGCCTTTTAGACCTTTAAGTATCAACAAAGCTTGGCAAGGACGAAGATATAAAACCAGAGAATATGATGATTTTATTACAGATTGCCTTTGGTCTTTACCAAGAAGGAAAATGATTCGGGGGAATGTGGCAGTGATAATAGATTTCTATCTCAAAAGGGCAAAAAATTGTGATGTGGATAATTTTATTAAACCTTTACTTGATATTATTGTAAAAAAGGGTTATATTAAAGATGACAGATATGTTTTCTTTTTACAAGCTCAAAAACACTATTCTCAAAATGAAAAAATTAAAATTAACATTATTCCTTTATGAGAATAGGTAAAACTTTCACATTTGATGCAGCTCATTTTATTGAAGGACATCCTAAATGTGGTCAGATGCACGGTCATACTTGGAAACTTAAAGTTATTTTAGAAGGTGAACCAGATAAAAGCGGATTTATTATTGATTTTCACGATTTTAAGAAAATTGTAAATTCGGTTATTATACAAGAAGTTGACCATAAATGTTTAAATGATGTTTTTGATTTTACTCCCACTTCTGAAAACATTGTAAGGTGGATTTGGCAAAAATTAGAACCCGTTTTTACTGCTTACAATATAAAACTCAAAGAAATTAAACTTTACGAAAGCCCAGATTCCTGGGTTTCTTATTATGGATAAAAATAAGAAAATTGCAATAAGTGAGATATTTTTATCAATTCAAGGAGAAGGATTGAGACAGGGAGAACCCACTATTTTTATTAGAACGTTCGGTTGTAATCTGGAATGCGCATACTGTGACACTGATTATGCAAAAGAAGGAGAGTTTAAAGTAATGACTATAGATGATATTTTAAAAGAAATTGAATCGTTTAAACCTTATAAAGAAGTCCAGATTACAGGAGGCGAACCTCTTATTCAAGAAAATATGAGTTACTTAGTAAAAACTCTGATATTGAATGGATACAAGGTTTATATCAATACCAATGGCTCAATTCCTATTGATGAGATAGTGAAGTTGAGAAATATAGATTCAACAGGTGATTTAAGATTTATGATGGATTATAAAACACCAAGTTCAGGAATGCATGGAAAAATGCTTTGGAGCAATTTGGAACAATTAACTGAAAAAGACCAATTATTTTTTATCATTTCAGATGAAAGAGATTATGAGTTTGCAAAAAATGTTATTAGTAAGATTGAAACAAAACCGAAAATTATTTTTAGTCCTGCTTTTCCTGTAAAAGGAAAGTTTAATCCCGAATGGAAGCCAAAAGATTTAGTTAAAAAGGTTTTAGAGGATAAATTAAAGGTCAGAATATCAATTCAATTACATAAAATAATATGGAGTCCAGAAACAAGAGGAGTATAGATAAAGAAAAACTTTATAAAGCCGCCCAACTTGTAATTGAAGCATTAGGAGAAGACCCGAAAAGAGAAGGACTTTTAAGAACGCCTGAAAGAGTAGCAAGAGATTGGCCCGAAATGTTTGATGGTTATGGAAAAACTCCAGAAGAAGTTTTAGATAAGACTTTTGACGCAGAAGGATATGATGAGATGATAATAAGAGAGGAAATTGAAGTGCATTCTTTTTGCGAGCATCATATTCTGCCGTTTAGAGGTTATGCTTGGGTAGGTTATATTCCAAAAGATAGAATTGTAGGTTTAGATAAAATTGACAAACTTGTGAAGATGTATGCTCACAGGTTACAGAATCAGGAGAGATTAACTTATCAGATAGCAAAAGCAATCTGGGATATTTTAGAACCTTTAGGAGTAATGGTGGTTTTAAAATGTAAACATGATTGTATGAGATTAAGAGGAGTTAGGTCAAAAGAGGGTCTAACAACTACCTCTGCTTGTTTTGGTGTTTTTAGAGAAGATGCTAAAGCAAGACAAGAGTTTTTAGATTTAATTAACAAAAGGTCGGACAAATAACCAAAAAAAAGAGATATGAAAAAAGCGGTAGTTATACTATCTGGTGGTCTTGATTCTACTGTTCTTACTTATTGGCTGAAGAAGATTAAGAAATACAAGTTGTATGCCTTATCTTTTGACTATGGTCAGAGACATAAAAAAGAATTAGAAATGGCAAAAAAGACCTGTAAGAAATTAGGAATTCCTCATAAGGTAATAAAGTTGAATATCGGGGATATACTGACTAAATCTGCATTGATTGATAATAAAAAGAAACTGCCAGAGGAACATTATACTTACCAGAATCAGAAAATAACAGTTGTGCCAAATAGGAATATGATAATGTTGTCTCTTGCTGTTGCTTTTGCTGAAAATTTAGACATTAAAGAGGTTTATTACGCCGCGCACAAGAATGATTACGCTGTTTATCCTGATTGCAGACCAGAATTTGTGAAAGCATTATCAAAAGCAACGCAATTGGGAACATATAATAAAGTGAAGGTGATTGCTCCTTTTGTTAACAAATACAAATGGCAACTTGTCAAGATGGGGTATAAAATAGGTGTTCCTTTTAAAGATACTTGGTCATGTTATAAGGGAGGCAAAAAAGCTTGTGGTAGATGTGCTACCTGTCGAGAACGATTAGAAGCATTTACCAAAAATAATTTAATTGACCCGACAGAATACATATGAAGTTATACTTCGCTGGTGCAGCAAATCCAGCATCTTATAAGATTCTACGAGAGTACGATATTGACTTATTAGTAAGTTTCTATGATGTACAGAGAAAAGGTTTAGATTATATACATAGAAAAGTATTTCTGGATAGTGGCGCATTTAGTGCTTTTACACAAAATGTAAAGATTGATATCGATGATTATATCGCTTTTATCAAGAAGTATCGAGAGAAAATAGAAGTATATGCGAACTTAGATGTGATTGATAATTGGGAAGCAACTTTAAAGAATCAAAAATACATGGAACAAAAAGGATTGAAACCATTACCAGTGTTTCATTACGGAGAACCTCTGAATCTTCTAAAAAAATTAGTGAAGAAGTACGATTATATCGGACTTGGAGGTTTAGTGCCTGTTATTCATGAAAAGAAAAAATTAAAGAAATGGCTTGATAACTGTTTTACGATTATTAGGAATAGATGTAAAGTACATGGTTTCGGTATTCATGCTTTATGGATTCTTGAACGTTATCCTTTTTTCTCGATAGATGCAACAAGTTGGTTACAACCAAGTAGATTTGGACAAATTACGATTTTCAAATATGAAGGAGCTAAAACTTATAGTAAACAAGACAAGAATGAATTCGGTCTAAAATTAGCGAAGAAAGAACATGATTATTTACTAAAGAAGCAAATTGAGAATTTTATACATCTTCAAAGATATATAACTAAGCTTTGGGAAAAAAGAGGTGTAATATGGAAAGAATAATTGAAAACAATCAAATAGTTGATTTAGATAAGATACAACCAAATGATTACAATCCAAAACCTGATTTTAGAGAATCAGAAGAATTGAAAATTGAGTTTGAGAAATTAAAAAACGCCTTAAAATATCACGGACAGATTGACCCTTTAATTGTAAGGGAAATTGGAGAAGAGAAATATGAACTTATCAATGGTTATCATAGATGGCTGGCAATGAAAGAATTAGGTTGGAAAAAAGCAGAAGTAAAGAATTTGGGCAAAATATCAAGAGAGGAAGCGATTAAAAAGGCACTTACTTTGGAAGAAATAAGAATTCCCTTAGATGTAATTGAGGTTGCAGAATTGTTAAAGAATTTAAAAGAGGCGGAGGTAGAACTTGAAGGATTACCTTATTTAGAAGAAGAAATAAAAGAGAAAATAGAACTTTTAGAATTTGATTGGGAAAATTTTAAAGAAACAGAAGAAGAGGAAAAACCTGATATAACGACTTTAAGCATAAAAGTAACACAAGAACAGAGAAAAATTATTTTAGAAGCAATCAACAAAGTAATGGAAAAAGAAAAAGTTAAAGAAGGTAGAGCATTGGAACTCATATGCGCTGATTTTCTGGCAGGATACAATTAAACTCGCCAAAAATGCCAAAAATCGAGAAAATTATTAAGAAGCAAGAATTTCAAGAATTTATAGAATGGATAAGCCTTCCTGCTTCTATAAGAGAGCCAAAAACTCAAAAAGAATTGGCAAGCAAACTTGGTATTGATAATGCTACTCTTTCTGATTGGAAAAAAGTAGAAGGATTTTGGGAAGAAGTAAAGAAAAGAAGAAAAAACTGGGTTCAAGAAAAAATATCTAACATCCTTCTTGGAGTTTATGGAAAAGCACTAAAAGGAGATGTTAATGCGGCAAAACTTTTGTTAGAGTATGCTGGTGAATTTATTGAGAGAAAAGAATTCAAACATTATATTGAAGAAGAATTAAGCGAGGAAGAGAAGGAAGAAATTAAGAAAGCATTGGAATATGCCAGAAATCTACAACAAAATAATAGACAATCAGAAACTCAGAAAGACGCTGGCAATAAATAGTTATTATTGGTTCTTTCACATTTATTTTGCCAAGTATATCAAGTATCCAACAGGCGATTTTCAAAAAGAATGGTGTCTTCTGCTTGAAGATTGGAGTAAAAAATTCATAGAAATAATAGGATTTAGAGGAAGTGCGAAGACTACCTACGCAATGCTTGGTTTTCCAATCTGGGCAATGATAACAGGAAAAAGTCATTATACATTGATTTTATCAGATACCTTTAACCAAGTTAAGGAGCATATTTACAATATAAAAAACGAATTAGAAACAAATAAGTTGCTTATTAAAGATTTTGGACCTTTTGAGGGGCAAGAATTATGGACGGCTACAGATATTGTGATTCCGAAATATAATGCAAAGATAAGTGCTCGTTCTACGGGGCAAAAAGTAAGAGGAATTCGTTTTAAACAATGGAGACCTCAACTTATTGTTGGAGATGATTTAGAAAATTCTGAAAGCGTAAGGACAAAAGAACAAAGAGACAAGACATTTAGGTGGTATATTGGAGAAGTAATACCTTGTGGAGATAAAGAGACAAAATATGTGCTTATTGGTAATTTATTGCATACAGATTGTTTAATGGCAAAGATTAAGAAACAAATTCAAGAGGGATTAAGGGAAGGAGAAGTTAGAGAATATCCAATTATACAAGGCGATACTATTACTTGGTTTGGTAAATTTCCTTCGATAGAAGAAGTAAAAAAGTTAGAGAAAGCGGTAAATGATAGTAGATTATGGCAGAGAGAATACTTGTTAAAATTAGTTCCTGAAGAAGGACAAGAAGTGAAAGAAGAATGGATTAGATACTATGAAAAACTTCCAGATGATAGTTTAATTATTCAGAAAGGTATTGGAGTTGATTTGGCGATAAGTAAAAAAGAAACTGCAGATTATACAGCAGCAGTAGCAGGTTTTATTACAAGAGAAGAAAAACCTTTTAAAATTTATATTTTACCTAATCCTTTAAATGAGAGATTGACAGGCTTTGAGACAACAGAAAGATTAAAATCTTTTAGTCTGGCGATTGGAGATAATATGCCAGCAACATTGTGGGTAGAAGATGTTGCTTATCAACATATGCAAATAGAAGCATTAAAGAGAGAAGGATTGCCTGTATATGGAATTAAAACTACTACAGATAAGAGAGCAAGATTAAGAACAGTCGCAGCATATATTCAAAGCGGAAACATTGTTTTTCCAAAACGAGGATGTGAGGATTTAATAATGCAATTGGTAGGTTTTGGGATAGAAGCACACGATGATTTAGTAGACGCTTTTGTTTATTTAGTGCAAGGACTTATTGGAAAACAAAGCGGGTTTTTTTCACTTATTCAGGAAGAAAAAGAAAAAATTAAAGAACAAAAAGATAGAAAAGGATTGGATTATTTTTATGAATTGTATCGCAAGCAGTATGGAGAGGATTAAATTCTATAATGCATTATAGAATTTAAAAGGTCGATTTTTAAAAAATTAACTTCTTATAAAAATATGGTTGAAGATATCATTACTCTTATCATTGCTCTTATTTTCGGGTTTATTGTGATGAAAATGGCCGAAAATAGAGGAAGAAACAAGGTTTTAGGTTTTGTTTTAGGTTTCTTTTTTGGTATTTTAGCTGTTATTGGATACTGGATTGCAGGAAAAAGCAAAAAGAAACAAGATGAAGAAATTCAAAAAGTCATTGAAAAGGTCGCAGAGAAAATAAAAACTCAATAATATGCCAAAAAAGATTCTGATTACTGGCGGCTGTGGTTTTATTGGTCACCATATTGTAGAACACTTTTTAAAAAATTCGGATTGGGAGATTTTTGTTATAGATAAGTTAAACTACGCCTCAAGCGGTTTTGATAGATTAAGAGATATTAGTGTTTTTGACGAAAAGAGGGTAAAGGTTTTTGCTACTGATTTACAGGAGCCAATTAGTGATGGACTGAAAAAAGAACTGGGAAAAGTGGATTATGTTCTGAATCTTGCCTCCGAGAGCCACGTTGACAGGTCGATTGAAAATCCCGTGCCATTTATTTTGAATAATGTCAAGTTGGTTTTGAATATGTTGGAATGGGCAAGAGAAATGAAACCTGTTAAGTTTATCCAATTTTCAACAGATGAGGTTTATGGACCAGCACCAGAGGGAGTAAACTATAAAGAAGGTTCAAGGCATAATCCTTCTAATCCTTATTCGGCAAGTAAGGCGGCACAAGAGGATATTTGTAGAGCGTATGCGAATACTTATGGATTGAAGATTGTAATCACTAATACGATGAATGTTATAGGAGAGAGACAGCATCCAGAAAAGTTTGTTCCTCTTGTTATTAGAAAGGTTTTGAACGGGGAAAAAGTTTATATCCACGCTGACCCGACCAAAACGAAGGCTGGTTCAAGATTTTATATCCACGCAAGAAATGTAGCACAGGCGCTCCATTTTATTCTGGAAAAGACAGATGAGTATTTGTGTAAAGAAGACGCTGTAAAAGGCGTCTTTAACATTGTTGGAGAAAAAGAAATAGACAACCTAACACTTGCCAAGTTTATTGCTGATGTTGTTGACAAACCGCTTAAATACGAATTGGTAGATTTTCATTCAAGCAGACCGGGACACGATTTGAGATATGCTTTAGATGGAAGCAAGCTCAAAAATTACGGATTTGATTATCCTAAAACATTTGAAGAAAGTTTAGAAAAAACAATTAAGTGGTATCTCAAAAATCCAAAGTGGTTGGAAATATGATAAGTGTTGTTATTAGCATTTTAAACCAATTTAAAATTGCTGGACTTGCAATTGAGAAACTGATTGAAAATGCGGTTGATAGGATAGAACTTATTCTTATTGATGATGGAAGCGATTATCTTGTTTCCCAATGGATTGGATTAAAAGATTTTTTCTACCAATTAGAGGATGTGAAAATTTTAAGGAACGATTATCCGACAGGGAGTTATTATACGATGAAGAAAGGAAACGAATTAGCAGAAGGAGATATTGTTGCCTTCTTTCATTCGGATTTGCTTATCTGGGAGAAGGGCTGGGATAGAAGGATTAGAAATGTTTTTGAGGAAAACGAAAAGGTGGGACTTATTGGATTTATCGGCTCAACCGAGATAGATAGTTGGGGAGGTAGAGGAATAGGGACGATTTCGAATTTTCAAGGTAGAGAATTGGAAGGATATAAAGGGAGTGTGGCTGAGATGCACGGAGATAGGGTAACTGGTTTCAGATTAGGAGCGGTAGTAGATGGATGTGCAATGATTTTTAGGAAGAAGTATTTAGACGAGATTGGTTTTAGAAACGATTTTCCGCCTCATCATTTCTACGATAGATTGCTAAGTTGTCAAGTTTTAGAAAGAGGATATCAAGTTGGAATTCTTGGAATTGCTTGTGACCATATTTCAGGACAAGTAGTTAATAGCGAAAAGAAATATCATGAGATGGTTGGAAATTGGATGAAAGAGAGATATGGAAGCCCAGAGGAATGGATGCAAAGGTTTAGCGATTGGTGGGTAAATGATTTGAATCCAAGTAAGGGCATAGTGCCGAATAACAATGATGCTTGGGTGTATATGGAGGCAGAAAGACAATTTCTAACAGAATACCGAGACCAAAAACATTTTATTCCTTTAAAGGTCGAACCTGATGGAAGAATTATTCATTTATCCTCTTAATGGATTTAGAAAAGGAAATGTCTGAATGGCAAAGAGTTTGGAATTTAGAGGCTGAAATTGCTTATTTAAGAAGAAAAAGTATTGGAGCAAAAAATGAAATCCAGAGTGCCAACTACGAAAAAGTTATACTTGCAAGACGAAAGGAATTGGAGACCACAAAGGATTTTGTAAAATTCTTAACCGATTACATAAAGCAATGCACAGAAGCGACGAACCAAAAAAAGGATTAGAACAGAAAGGATTAAAAGTTGCTGTCTCTGGCTACTTTGACCCAATCCATATTGGACATATTAGACATTTTAAAGAAGCGAAAAAACTGGCTGGAGAAAATGGAAAACTGATTGTTATTTTAAACAATGACAAGCAGGCGATTTTAAAAAAAGGATTTGGTATTAGATATGTGGACGAGGTCTTTATTAGCATTGATGAAGATAGGACGGTGTGTAAATCTTTGGAAGCTGTAAAGCCAGACATTTTTGCCAAAGGTGGAGATAGAACGAATAAGAATACTCCAGAACAAGAGGTTTGTAAGAGGCTTGGAATAAAAGTAGTTTTTGGGGTTGGCGGAGGGAAAATTCAATCAAGTTCTTGGTTAATTGGGAAAATAAAAACAAATGGCTAATCTGCAGATTCATGAACAATATATAGAATATGTTAAGGAGGCAGTCGCTTTGGTTGGGGAGGAGGCGAAGATTTTAAAAGCAGATTGTTTTAACGAAGCAAGGAATGTTTTTCCTGTAGTTCCTTTATATAAAAATGCGATTTGCGTGGAGATAAATCAGGATTTAGTAAATGAAGCAAAAGAAAGAGGAATAAATGCTGTTTTGGGAGATATTCGTAATTTATTGTTTGAGGACGAATCTTTTGATTTAGTTGTTGATTTATCCACAATTGACCATATTTTGGAAGTAGAAAAAGTAATCAAGGAGTATAACAGGGTATTGAGACCAAAAGGAATTTTATTGATAGTTTGCTGGTTTAACACAACTGGAAAAATAATAGAAACTCGTGATGAATACGGAATGCAGTATTTCTTTCTTTTAGATGATTTCAAAAAGGTATTGTTGAAATTTTTTGATATTATTAACGAGGAGCCGTTACCTCAAACCAAGAAAAATGAGATATTCTTGTATAAGTTTTTATGTAGAAAAAAATGACTTGGGAATATCTACAGACAGAAGAATTAGATTTGAGATTAAAGATTATAGCAGCATATCTTAAGGGCAAAACAAAAGATAGAGTGATTGTTGATTTGGATTGTGGAACAGCAAGGTTAATTAAGTTCTTGGAAAAGAATTTCAAACTTTACTATGGGAACGATGTTAATGAAGAATTTATTGAAATAGCAAGAGGATACGGCATTAAAAATAGCGAATTTGTTGTTTTGCCAGATAATAGAGTTACAGAAAAGATAAATGAAATAGATATCTTGCTTATGTTGGGATACGGAGCAGGAGAATATGTCAGGAATGATGTAGAATCAGAAACATTGACAGATTCTTTTAAAAATCTGGTGGTGAAGTTTTCGCCGAAGATAGTAATTGTTGAAGGAATTGATTTGTGGGAAAGAAACTATAAGGCGTATTCTCAGATTAAAAAGTTTCTAAAAGAGAAAGGGTATCGTTTAGATTACGAGACATATCTTCAGATTGGAGATGTTCAAGATGAGGTGTATAGAAGAAGAATTTTCTTTTTTCAAAAAGAATGGAGAAATTAAAGGAAAAATTAAGACAACATAAAATTAAGCTGGTTGTTCTTGATAGCGATGGCGTGACTGTGCCAAGAGGGACGAGGATATTTGAACAGGAACTTGCAGATAGTTATTTTATAACGATGGAGACAAAGAGAATTAAAAGGGGGTTGGCTGATAAAATCAATCAGTTAAAGAAGAAAATGTGGGTTTGTATTTCTTCTGGCAGGGGCTTGCTTTATTTACAATCAATGTATGACAGAATTATTGGCGGGAAATTGATTCTGACTGCTGAAAATGGAAATGTATCATTGTGGAGAGGATATATTGTTCAGCATTTCTTTTATGACCAGAGATATTTTGAGAAACTGGCAAAGATTAGGAACGAAGTGAAGAACCTGTCTATTAAAGGATTTGAGCCAAAGCAATTTATTTTGACAATTCACGCAGAGACCGAGATTAAGAAAGTGTATGAGATTGTAAAGAGGTTTGATAGAAAAAAGGAACTGAAAACGATGTGGAATGGTGAGGCGTTTGATATTCAGAGGAAAGATGTTTCGAAGGGGTTAGCAATTGAAAAGATTGCAACTGAATTAGGAATTGAGAAACAAGAGATTGTTGCAATCGGAGATAGGGTTAATGATAAAGAATTGATAGAAGTGGCTGGGATTGGGATTTCTGCGGATAGCAAGAAATTAAAAGCAGATTATTATTTGGAGCCAGACCAAGACAAACTACCTGCAGAAAAATTAGTTGATTTACTTTTAGAAATCTATGGTTAGAAAACAAAATGTTATTGCTACCAATTCAGGAACTGTTACCACTTCCACTTATCAATGGAAACCGCCAGAACAGAGTATTTTTACTCCCTCGATAGATGCAAAAGTGTTGATAGTAATGCCTGTTATAAATCTTTGGAGAGAATATACGGAGGCTTGTATTTCAAGTATCAGAAGTAAGAAAAATAGTCTTGCGTTGTTGATTATTGATAATGGCTCGGCAGATGTAACGAAAGAGGAAGCAGAAAGATTAGCCGAAGAAAGGAGTTGGATTATTTATCACAGGAATGAAGAAAATTGGGGGTGTTCAAAGAGTTGGAATTTTGGAATAAGAAAGGGGTTTGAGGAAATGGGGGCAGATTATGTGATGATAATTAACAATGATATTTTGTTGCACGAAAACACGATAGATAGACTGGTTGAGAGATTTCAAAAAGGAGATGAAGATTTGGTAATGGTAACGGCTTTGAATATCAAGGAAGAATGTGATTTTCCAGAAGCAATTTTCTTGAAAGACGACAGGGAAAAAGAAGTGGTGCCTGAATCAGAAAACCCAGATTTTAGTTGCTTTATGATAAACAAAAAATTGGTTGAGATGGTGGGGGAGTTTGATGAGGGTTTTTCGCCAGCGTATTTCGAGGACAACGATATGCATTACAGGATTAAGTTGGCAGGATTAAAAGCAATTTGTTATCCGCCTGCAATTTATTACCATTACGGCTCCAGAACGCAGAATGACCCAAGATACCCGATGGGGTTGGTTGATGGTTATAAGTTTGAGAGAAATCGAATGTATTTTGTAGATAAATGGGGAGGACCGCCGGGGCAAGAAATTTTTTTAACTCCTTTTAATGATTCAACTAAAAACATAAAATGGACAAAACAAATGGAAAAATAAAAGTTTTGGTTTTAGCAGATTCTCCTACCTGTGCCACTGGTTTCGCTCAGGTGGCAAGAAATATCATTAGAACCTTATGGGAAACTGGGAAATATGAGTTTGATTGGGTAGGAATAAATTTCGATGGTAGTTATTACGATAGAGAGAAATATCCTTATAGAATTTACCCTGCTGTAAATGCTCTTGTTCCTTCTGCAGAGTATCACGATTTGTTCGGAAGGCAGTTGTTTTTAGATATGCTTGAAAAAGGAGATTATGATTTAGTGTGGATGGTTCAAGATACTTTTATCATTGCTTCTATTGGAAGAAAAATTTTATCGCTCAATAAGAAAAAGCCCGCGGAGAAAAAATTTAAATGGATTTTCTATTATCCGATTGATGCAAAACCGAAAAGAGATTGGATTGAAAATTCTGTTTTGCTTGCTGATTTCCCTGTTGCTTATACGAAATATGCTTATAAAGAAAGCATTGAGGCTTATGATAGAGATGACGAAGAAGACAAAATTAGAAGAGAGATTTTACAAAAGAAATTAAAAGTAATCTATCACGGAGTTGATACTGAAATCTTTAAACCATTACCAAACAAAAAAGAATTGAAGGAAAAATGGTTTGGGAAGGAACTTGCCGATAAGTTTATTTTTATGAACATCAATAGAAATCAGCCAAGAAAGGATATGTTTAGAAGTTTGTTGGCTTGTAAGAAATTGTTAAAAAGAAGAAAGGAGAAGGGTAGAAATGATGTCTATTTCTATTTTCATTGTCATTACGCAGACCAGTCTGGGTTAAATCTCGTTGAGATGGCAAAACAGATAAATTTTATCGCAGGGAAGGAGTGGGGATTTCCAAATCCGAGATTGTTTCAACCGAACAAAGGATTTAGTGTTGAAGAGGTTAATGAATTGTATAATGCGGTTGATTGTGTTTTCTCTACAACTCTTGGAGAAGGTTTTGGGCTTTCAAATATAGAAGCAATGGCAACAAAAACGCCAGTAATTTTTCCTGATAATACTTGTTTAAGAGAATTGATAGAAGGAAAAGGATTGTTGGTTAATAGCGGTAAAGAATTGATAGTTGTTCCACACGACAACGACAGAGTGAGACCGCTTACAGATGTAGATGATTTAGTTAATAAAATGGAATGGCTTTTGGAGAATAAAGATAGCGATATTGTTAAGGGAATGGTTGAGAAGGGATATAAATGGGCTGTAGGTTTGGATTGGAAAGGAGAAAAGGTCGGCGGAGAATGGATAAAACTTTTTGAAATCGCTTATAAGGAATTATTAAAAGACAGAAAAGCGGCGAAAATAGAACAAGAAACAGATTTTTCAAAACTCAAGAGAAACGATATATGTCCTGTTTGTTCTATTTTAAAAGGAGAGAAAGTTAAGTTTAAAAATTGTATTCATTATGAAACGGCAAGACAAGGAAAAATCCTCAAAATTTTCTGGGACTAAAAAACAGATTTGTCCTGTTTGCGGTAAGGAATGGAAATATAGATTGAAAACTTGGACAGATGAAGACGGCTGGCATTGTTTACACGATGATGAAATCCATTCCAGTTTTCCTTTGTATTTTACTGGGAGAGAAAAAAAAATGGCTTCCAATCTCCCCAAAAACAAAGTGCTTGTTAAGGGGAGCGATGGGATAACAAGAATTTGTGAAGTTAAAAAGAAGAAAAAATGAAAAAAGAAAAAAAAGATTTCAGGTGTTATAGGTGCAACAGATTATTGGCAAAATATACTGACAGAGAATACGAGGTGATTAGTAGTAATAGACAGATGATTTCCATCAGTAGAGATGGTTGCTTTAGTATTACTTGTAAATGTGGAGCAATTACGACATTGAGCGGAAATTTAACAATTGTGAGGAGGGGGTCTTGACAAATTTTTTTAAAGGTCTATAATGGAGTAAGATAACTGACCACCTTTTGGTGGAGACCGCTTACGAAGACGGCTCAGTTATCTACGAGACCTGTTTTTTGGGTCTTTTAGATAATTGAGCCGTTTTTGTTTTTATGGCATTAAGAGACAGATTTATTCAATTTCTATTAGGAGATAAGTTAAACCAATTGGAAAACGCCTTAAAAGAAAAAGACGAAATTATTTTAAGGCAAAAAGAGGAATTGGAAAAAAGAGACCTTCCAATGCATTTTGCAGTTCCGAGACAAGAGGAAAGATTATTCGGGCACGATATTGGGAAATATAGAAAAATAGATTTCAGGGTTTTGAGGGAATTGTCTGAAAGGTATGATGTCGCAAGGGCTTGTATTAACAGAAGAAAACGGCAGGTTGAGGCAGTAGAGTGGTCTATTCAACCGATAAATCCAAAAGAAGGAGGAAAATACGAAAAACAAATAAAAGAACTGACCAAGTTTTTTAAGGCGCCGGGTGGAAAATATGCGAGGTTTAGAGAGTTTGTTAATGAAATTGTAGAGGATTTACTTGTTTTGGATGCTGCAGCAATTTGGAAAGATAAAACGATTGGAGGAAAGCTAACAAAATTGGTAACGGTAGATGCGGCAACAATTAGATTAAGAGTAATGGAAGATGGGAGCGACCCAGAACCACCAGAACCAGCGTTTGAACAATGGATTAAAGGAAGGAAGGTTGCTCAATTCACAACTGAGGAAATGGATTATTTGATGTTGAATCCAAGAAGTAATACTCCTTATGGTTTTGCACCTTTAGAGGCTTTAATACTTGGGGTTGATGCTGCTTTGAGGTCTCAACTTTATAACCTTTCAATGCTTACCGAAGGAAATATACCAGAAGGATTTTTTGCTCTACCAGAAAGTTGGACACCAGACCAAATAAAAGAATTTCAGGAGTATTTTGATGCTTTAATTTCTGGTAATCCGAGATTTCAGCAAAGGATTAAATTTGTTCCCGGTGGTAAAGGGGTTGGCTATATTGCAGCCAAGAAACCACAGGATATGAGATTTTTGGAATATGAGAAATGGCTTCTCTTAAAAACTTGTGCTTTGTTTGATGTTCCGCCTGAAGAAATTGGTTTTACAGAGGAAATGTCAAGAGCAACAGCCCAAGTTCAATTCAAAGTAGCCCTGAGGTCTGGACTACTGCCAATTTTACAAGTGCTAAAAGAATTTTTTGATAAAGTTATTCAAGAAGATTTCGGGTATGAGGAATTGGAATGGGTATGGACTGGATTGGATGAGAAGGACGAAGAAAGAGAGGCAAAAATAGCAAAGTTAATGATTCCAATGGGAGCAATTAGTGTTGATGAATGGAGAGCTATGAATGATTTACCGCCTATCGGATTAGGTCATTATATTATGACTGGACAGGGACCGATTCTTGTTGAGGATTTGTTAAGTGGTAAAAACAAAAAACCAGAAAAAGAAGAGAAGGTTCTTGAGTTAGGAGATGTTGAAAAATTGGAAAAAGAAATAGAGGAGATAGAAAAATGGAGAACAAAAGCACTGAACGATGTTAGAAAAAAGAGAAAGTTTAGACCCTTTCAAAGCAATTACATTGAAGAAAACATTAAAAAAATTATTGAGAGCGAATTGTTATTTGCAAAAAGTAAAGAGGAAGTAAAAAGTATTTTTGATACCATTTTACAAGGATTAAGAAAAGAAAAGATAATGCTTGAGGCAAAATTATTAAAAGAAGATTTGGATAATACCTTACAAGAATATGAACACAAAGTTGCTAAAGTTGAGACAAAGGATTGATTTGTTCCTTGAGAAAATAGCAAGGACGAGTAGGGAGAATTATATTCTTTGGAGTATTGAAAGAAGTAGGAAATATGCGGAGTTTAGAAGAGAGTTTTGGGAAGCGTTTAGTAGGCAGGTTTCGCAGTTTCTCAGAAATAGAGAAGTATGGAAAAAAATGAATGAGAGAATAGGAAAACAAGAAAAACCCATTTGGACGGATAGAGATACGGAAGAATTGAAAGAAATAATAGAGGAGGAGTTTAAGAGCTTGGAAGAGTATTTTGGAGCGAATTTGATGGAGTTCTACTTTTATCTTGCTAACAGAGGAGGACAGGCTTTTCTGGATAAGGCGGCGAGAAAGAGATTGGGAAAGGCAGAGGAATTAGGATTGTTTGTGGTTTTCAATCTTAAAGATGAGGAATTGATTAGATGGTTGAATGATAGGAGACAACTACTCATTAGAAGCGTTGACAATACTACGAAGGGTTGGTTGTTGAGGCAATTAGTTAAAGGAAAGGAGGAAGGATTAAGCAATTTTGAAATCGCTAACAGAATTAGGGAGAGAATTCCAGAAACCTTCAAGGGAAGAGCAGAGATGATAGTCAGAACAGAAATGGCAGAAGTTGTCAATGCTATGGAGTTTGAAACAGCGAAGAGAAATGGAGTTCAGTATAAAACTTGGAGGGCGGCAGGAATGAATATATGTCCAATTTGCCAGATGAATGATGGGGTAACTATTGGGATTAACGGCACTTTTCCATCTGGACATTTAAGACCGCCTGCTCACCCATATTGTAAATGTCTATTAGATTACGATATACCGCCAGCATTTAGACCGTTTTGGACTGGCGAATAATTTATTCTATTAAAGGTCGAGAAAAGTTCATTATAGACGAAAATAGAAGTAAATAAGGCAAAATTATGCCATTACCAAAACCAAAAACAGGAGAAAAACAACAGGATTTTATTTCAAGATGTATGAGTAATCCGACAATGAAGAAAGAGTTTCCAGAACAGAAACAGAGGCTCGCTGTTTGTTTTAGCCAATGGAGAAGATTTAGAGGAAAAATGATTGGAAAATGGAATAAAATGTTAGAGGTTATTAAAAAAGTGGAAAAGATTATTGAAAAACAGAAAAGATTTTATTGTGAGTGTTTAGATTGTGGTTATAAGATGTGGAGCGATAAACATTGTAGAGATATTAAATGTCCTAAATGCGGTGGTCCAATGAGAAGAGCTGAGAGGTCGGGAGTAGGGAATAAAAAGATAGAGAAAGCAAAATGGACGAGAGCATATATCAATGATTTGCCAGATGCAGCCTTTGCTCTTATTCTACCTGGCGGACATAAAGACGAAGAAGGAAAGACAGTGCCAAGAAGTTTAAGGATTTTACCTCATCATAATATGAGTGTTAAAAATCCAAACGAAAATAGTAGCGTTGATATTCCTCATCTGAGAAACGCATTAGCAAGATTACCTCAAGTAAAAGAAATAACAGAAGCACAAAGAAAAAGAGCATATAACCATTTAGCAAGACACGCAAAAGCACTTCTACCAAGTTGGAAAGAAGATTAAATTTAAAACTATGCTCAAAAACGAAACAAAGTTTTATATACCTTTTGCAAAAGTAGATAAGGACAAAAGAATGGTCTATGGTTATGTTTCTACTGAGGCAGAGGATACGCAAGGAGAAATTGTAGAAAAAGACGCTTTGAAAAGGGCGTGGCCTGAATATTGGAAATGGAGAAATATCAGAGAAATGCACCAACCATCTGCCGTAGGTGTTGGTAAGGAATATATGTTTGATGATAAAGGAGTATGGATTGGGGCAAAGATTGTTGATGACAATGCTTGGAAAAAGGTAAAAGAAGGTGTTTATAAGGGTTTTTCTATTGGCGGAAAAGTTTTAAGAAAGGTCGGCAATAGAATTAAAGAATTATTTTTAAGTGAGATTAGTTTGGTCGATAGACCAGCTAATCCAGAAGCCGTTTTCACTCTTGTTAAGAGAGATGAAAGCGGCAATTGGATTAGTGATAATCCTCTAAAGGTCGAACAAAAAATTAAAGATGAATTAGGAACTATGGCAAGAAAAAAACTACAAAAACAAGAAGAAGTTGAACAAAAAGAGGAAGAGGTAAAAGAGGAGGAAGTTGAGGAAACTAAAGAAGAGGAGGTTGTGGAGACACCAGAGGAAGAAGTTACCGAAGAAACCGCAGAGGAAGAAACAGAAGAGGAAACGAAAGAAGAAGAGACAGAAGAAGAAACTCCTTCTGAGCAGTCGGCTGAATCTGCTCCTGAAGAGGAAACAGAGGAAGAAGTTAAGGAAGAGCCGACTGCCGAAGGAGAGGAACAGCCTACTGTCCAGAAGGATGTTGCAGAGGTGGTTGCTTTGAGCGAGGTGGCTGGTAATTTAAGCTTCCTTATTAAAGCATTTAAACAAAATGGAAGGAAGGGTGCGGTTCTCAAAAGAATGGAGAATGCTTTGAAATATATTTTAGATTGCATTAAAGACGAAGCACAATTAGAAGGAACTGAGAAAATGACGGATAAGGTGTCTTTGGCAAAAGGCGAAGGGGAGGTTCTCAAAGTTGAAGAAGCACTCTCTAAAGTAGAGGGGCTTGAAAAAGAAATTGCCTCTCTAAAAGAGAGAGTGGAAAAAATTGAGAATCAACCCAGAGCTCAAAGACCACAGGCATCTTATCTTGTAGAAAAAGGTGTTGGAACGGGGGAGGAGGTTAAGAAACCAGAGGAATTGAAAGAAGAACTTAAAAAGATAGAAGAAGAAATTAACGAGGCTTGGGAGGAAGCCAAAAAGGTAATGAAATCAGGAGACCCAGAGAAAGAAGCGAAAATGGAAGCAAAATTGAACCAGTTGAGAGAGAAATATGTTCAGAAAAAGCTTGAGTTGAGAAAGGCAGTGTATGGATATTAAACCTCCTTCTCTTTAAAGGTCGTTGAAATAAATCAAAAAAATTAAAGGTCTCGGTTACTATGGAAACACAAAAACTTGTAGATGCTGAAACTGTTAAAACATTATTGAGCAACAAGGATACGCTTGAGATGGTTGCTGAGGCGATTAGGAAGGCTACGGTCACGACTGGCACTTACACTTTCTCTCCAAGCACTCGTTCCATCTTTGTTGCGGAGAATTTGGACCCAGTTGTCAAATTGATTGTCCCTACAGCTACTCCGATTAGGAGTTTATTGCCAAGAAAAAAAGGTAGAGGACAGGCGGCGGCTTGGAAGAAAATGACCTCCAAGCTTGACCCATCCGCCACTGGCACTGGGAAAACTCCTTTCTTCGCAGATGGTGGAACTCCGCAGGAAACTACCCACACATTTTCGGTAGTAACTGCGGCTTACAAATTACTTGGAAGAAAGTTAAGTGTTGGTTTGTTACACGTTGCCGCTTCAAAAGATTATTTACCTGTTGAGGACGAATTGACTCGAATTAAAACTCTTGAAGTAATGTTGGCAGAGGAATGGGCAATTATCAACGCTGATAGTGATGCTGATAGCAATGCCTTTGATGGCTTGCTAAAACAGATTACTACTAACAGCGGAACTGCCTCTCTGTTAACTGCTTCAGGAGTTGGAGTGTATGATGAGACAATCTTCAAAGCAGGAGGTGTTGCTACCCACTTGTTCGTTAGCCCAAGACAAAGCAGGGCATTGAGCGATGAGTTGCAAGCATCTGGTTCAATTCAGAGAATTATTGTCTCTGACCAAGGTGCTGCAACCGCCAACTTGAGGGTTTCCTCAATTGTAAGCCCTGCAACTGGACAGACAATTGATATTGTTGTGTCCAGATATATGGGTGCTTGGGCTATCTTGGGTGCAATTAAATCTCCTGCTGGAGAGAACTATGTAGAGATGGAAGACTTGATTCCTCTTGTAAAACTTGATGTTCCAGTGACTACTTTTGCAAAAGATAGCTTTGTGGTTGAGGCAACCGTCTTGAAACTGATTGCAGAGCCATACTTCTATAAGATTGGCGGATTGGCTACATAAAATTAACAAGTTTTCCTTGTGGCTTGCCTACCGTCTCCAACCCGTTGCCCTCCGAGGGATTGGAGCGGTAGGAGGGCAGGTAAGTAAAGATATGAGAATACTGAACATTGTCAACAATTACGATAGTTTTAATGGGTGTTTGGCTTATAGGGTTTTATGGCCGTTGAGAGAATTAGGAAAAAGAGGATATGAAGCAAAAATGATAATCGTTAGTAGGAGTTCTAAAATAGACGAAGAGACAATAGATTGGTGTGATGTTGTAGTGTTTAATTGGGGGTATGATGAAAATAAAATTGGAATGGTCAAAGAGATATTTTTGAGAGCGAAGTTAAAAGGAAAAGGAATAATCTATCAGATGGACGATGATTTAGAAGGAGTAATGGAGGGACACCCGATAAAAGAAAAAATAGATGATGTAAGAGATATAATCAGATTTCTGGCACAGGAGAGCGATGCAATGGTTGTAACAACGGAAGATTTGAAAGAAATTGTCAAGAGGAGATATGGAAGTAAGAATATAGAAGTTGTGCCAAATGCCCTGCCCCTTGAAAAATTTAACGAAAGAGAAAGAAAAAGTGAAAGATTAAAAATTGGCTGGAGTGGTGGTCATACTCATTTAAGAGATTTATTGATTGTTACGGATGTAATTCAGGAATTACAAAAAAAGTATGATTTTGATTTCGTTGTTCAGGGAATTACCCTTCAGCCATTAGATAGTTACGCCTTTGCGTTGGAGGATATAAGGAAGAAAGGATTGTTGGAGAAGAGAAGAGAGAATTATGCGGTGGCTGTTAGAAAATTATTGGAAGAGTGTAAGAAAATAAAGAATTTTGAGCATATTCCCTTTTATCCAGTTGAGATGTTCCCAGAAATTTTGAGAAAGGCGGATTTAGATATAGGAATTTGCCCATTGGAGGAGCATAGTTTTAACGAAGGAAAGTCATGTGTTAAGTTTTACGAATATGCGGCAGTCGGAACAGTGACTATTGCGTCAGATGTAATTCCTTACAAGAGAGAGGTGAATTATAGAGCAAAGAATACAAAAGAGGATTGGTATGAGAAATTGGAGAAATTGATTGTTGATAATGAGTTTAGAGAGAGGATATTAGAAGAACAGAGAAAATTTGTCTTTGAAAACCGAGACCTTAAAAAGGTCGTAAGTGATTGGGAAAATGTTTTCAAAAAATATGTTCAACAAACTTAAAAAACTTTTTTCAAAAACTGGAAAAATTAAAATAGCTGGAAAGGCTAAGGCGGGAGTTAAGAAAGCGGAAATTAAAGCAAGGGTATATAGAGCAAGTGAGGGGAAATGGTATGATTTAGGGACAATAGCAACTTACAAACGAGGATTTCTTTATAATCTATTCTTAAAGGTCGGCAAAATCAAAAAACTAATTAAGTAAAATTATGGCAGGGATAAAACAAGACAGAAATCAACCAGATGTGTCAGAAAAAAGGCTTAAAGAGCTTGGCATATTAAAAGTTTTAAAGGTCTCTATTTCTGACGATGGGGTAAGCTATCTCGTCTTAACAGAAGATGGCGAGAAAAAGTTTATCCCTGAGTCAGAATTACTTGGCATTGAAGAACAATAATTAACAATTAAATTAAAACTATGGCAACAGTTCTTACACAGTCTGGTGAAGAATGGCTTGTCGATAAAATAGATGAACAAGTCCAAACAACTGGTGATTGGATTGCTTGGGGAACTGGAACTGGAACCGCCAGCAAATCTGATACTGATTTGTTCGGACCGACATCAGAAGCAAGGGTGCAGGGAACAAGAAGCAAACCAGCGGCTGACAAGATAAGATGGGTTGGAACTTTAACTGCTGATGGGACGAAAACTATTAGAGAGGCTGGAAACTTTACTGCCTCGTCTGGAGGAACTTTGATTGTTCACGGAGATTTTGACCCTATTGACTTACAAGCAGGAGACCAGATTGAATTTACGATTGATTTAGAGATAACTTAAAAATGGGCACGATGAAATAGTTTGAAAATGGTGCCTATCGTTGTAAGATTATATGGCAATAGACCCAGTCAAAAATTTTGCTAAGGTTACAGTATCGCAAGGATACGATAGCCTTGCAATATCGATTACTTTGAACACCGGAGACGGAGACAAACTCCCAGACCCAGCAACGGATGGGGAGTTCAATTTAGTTTGGTGGAATTACACAGATTATAAAGACCCTGCGGATGACCCCAATGTAGAAATTGTAAGAGTTACTGCTAAAAGTGGGGATACTTTGACTATTACAAGAGGACAAGAGGGAACGACTCCGCAAGACCATAACATAACAGGAAAGACTTATAAGATGGTTTTGGCTCCGACCAAGAAATTTAGAGATGATATAAAGAGCTATGTGGATACATCTGTTGCTGCGGCTGTGTTGAATTTGTTTTTGAGCGATAATAGTGCTGATATCGGTGGCTATTATTATATGTATGAAAGCGAAACTGAAGAAGCGTTGAGCGAACTGACAAGTCCTGCTTTGGCGGCTGGAAATGACCAATTGCTATGGTCTTTTGTGACTGCCAGCGGGGTGCCCAATCTTGATTTCTTGTCTCTCGGTATTTATACAGCAACTTTATACTTGAGAAAATCTGGACAGAAGACAGTCAATATCTATTGGAAATTGTTTAAGAGGGCGCCAGATGGAACAGAGACGGAATTGATGACCAGTGAATTAAGTTCTGATTTGACGGATACATTGACGCAATATCTTTTGTCGTCAAGCGAGAATAATGATATAGATATTGACCCAACTGATAGATTGGTATTGAAAATTTATGCTAATGTATCTGGAACTGGGACAAACCCAACAGTTACTATTTCAATGGAAGGAGAGTATGATAGCCGAATTGGTATAATGGTAGCAAGTAGCGCTTTCAAAAACATTTTTGTTCCTTATGAAGGAGCAACTCGAGATGTAGATTTGGGAAGTTATGGGTTAGCTACTAATAGTTTGACAATTGGAAGCCTTGATGGTGTCTTAAAGGCGTCTTCTGGTGTTGTTAGCGGAGGTGCTGAATTGAACGATTTAGCGGATGTTTCTATTTCTTCTCCAATAGCAGGACAAATTTTAAGGTGTGATGGAGCGAACTGGGTGAATACCTCTGATTTGTTTATAGATGCAGACGGCAAGATTGGTATTGGGACAACAGAGCCGAGTAAAAAGTTGGATATCTCAACTACCACTGACTGGGATGGTTTAAGAGTTTCAGGAAGCTTAAATACTCAGTTAATATTTCAATCAGGTGCTGGCTATTTAGCACAAATGGCGTATTACCAAGGTGAAACAACAAGGTTTTCTCAAGGAGTGAATCCTGATGGAACTCTATTTTACTTTGACAGGTTTGATGATACAGGAGCTTGGGTAGGGACCGCTCTTGCTATTAGAAGGTCTAACGGCAACGTCGGCATCGGGACGACGAGTCCGGGGGCGAAGTTGGATGTTGTTGGTAATATTAATGCCTCTGGCACACTTACTTTAGGCACGCCTTTAGGGGCAGCTTATGGTGGAACAGGGCTTGATACCTCAGCCTTAACAGGTATTCCAAAAGTAACATCAGGAACTTGGTCAGTAGATGCTGGATTAAATGATTTAGGAGATGTTTCAATTTCATCTCCTTCAGGTGGACAGGGTTTAATTTATAATTCTACTACAGGAAAGTGGGAGAATAAGGATGATATAAATTCTATTACTTTTGTTATTGATGGAGGTGGTTCTGCAATTGAAACTGGTGAGAAGGGGCATTTAAGAATCCCTTTTGACTGCGAAATTCAAAGTGTTGCTCTATTGGCTGACCAATCGGGTTCTATACAGATTGATATTTGGAAAGATACTTACGCTAACTTCCCGCCAACAAGTGCTGATAGTATTTGTGGTGGGAATAAGCCAGCAATTTCATCGGCTCAAAAATACGAAGATACAACATTATCTGGTTGGACCAAAACGATAAATGCTGGTGATGTTTTGGCTTTTAATGTAGATAGTTGCGACACAATCACAAGGGTAACTATTGCTCTAAAGGTCAAAAAGATATAATTAACCTAAAAAAAATTTATGGCTAAAGAATTAAGAGCATTACTTATAGAATGGGACCCCAAAACGGGCAAAAGAGCAGGAGGTATTGACCCCAATGACCCGAAACTTCAATGTTATGGCTGGCAAAATATGGACGTAGAACCAGCCTTAGAAATAAGACTGGTAGAGGATGATAGAGATTTATCTCAATATGAAGGAGTAGAAGGAGTAACTATTTTGATTGGAAAAGATGCAATCAATGAAGCGATTAAAAATTATATGCCAGAGCAGGAAGTGTATTCGGTTGGTGATGAGGCTTTATTTAGGGTTTCTTTGGAAGAGAAAAAGATTTCTCTTGACCAATTCAAAGGAAAGAAGCCTCAAGAAATTCTAAAGGATTTGCACGAGAATAAGGGGGTTGCGGGGATTGTCAAGAGAAAAAGATATGAATTATTAAAATAACCTGAACTATGGCTTTTGGAGATGTATTAAGAGAAGCTAGTCCTTCAAGTAGTCCTTCTGGAATAGGAGGAGACGCTAACACTATTTGGTATTGTGATAGTTATATAGACAAGATTTACGAACTCTCTACTACTGACTTCTCAGTGGTAAGAGGGAAGAGCAGTCCTTCAACTCGGCCATTTGGCATAGGAGGAGACTCTAACACTATTTGGCATTGTGATGCTGATGATGACAGGGTTTATGAACTTTCTACTTCTGACTTCTCAGTAGTAAGGCGGGCTAGTAGTCCTTCGGATATTCCTTTTGGTATAGGAGGAGACTCTAACACTATTTGGCATTGTGATAATTATACAGACAAGGTTTATGAACTTTCTACTACTAATTTTTCAGTAGTGAGAGAGGCTAGCAGTCCTTCAACTTGGACTAGTGGCATAGGAGGAGACTCTAACACTATCTGGCATTGTGATGCTGGTACAGACAAGGTTTATGAACTCTCTACTACCGACTTCTCAGTAATAAGAGAGGCTAGCAGTCCTTCAACTTATACTAGTGGCATAGGAGGAGACTCTAACACTATTTGGCATTGTGATACCGACGCTGAAAAGGTTTATGAATTAGATGCGGCAGCAGTGCCACCAGGTCCACCACCAATATCATCTGGTTATATTTTTTAAAAATATGAAAACTAAAACTATACAACTAAATAAAAAGGTTGTCAATATATATGGGGAGCAGGCTCTCTGGCAACCTTCACCTGATAAGAAACCCCAACCTTTGATTTACAAAGATGTATTTTTAGAGTTATTACCTAACTCTCAGAGGAGAGGAAAAGAGGCTGTTGAATGTTGGGATTTGGCATTAAAGATTAAGAATGCGAAAAGTAAGATAGAATTAACGGATGAAGAATTTGGGATTTTACGAAAGGTTGTTGAAGAAAATCCTTTTGGAAGATTTAAACCTTGGGTAATAGCCCAGATATTGAAATATCTTAATTCATTAAGAAGATAAAAATATGTATGGTTCTTATTCTTATGGTTCGGCAAGTTATGGAGGGGGGGTTGAAACTATAAGAAGTTTCTCGCAGACATTAGCCGCAACAGCTCAATCATCGGCTTTGTTAAGCACTACTTCGAAATTTATCAGAAGTTTGATTGTTACGGCGGTAGGTAGTGTATCTGTTCTAAAAACGAGTTTATTTAAAAGAATATTGAGCGTCGTAGAGTTGTCAATCGTATCGCTGAATACTTTGAGTAAGTTTTTCAGAGCTTTGTCAGTTACCATAACAAGTGTTCCTTATATCAGTATAGCGAAGAAACTTTTCAGGAGTTTGTCTGTGGTGATGACAGGTATTGCAAGTATGACACTGGGTAAATTTTTCCGAAGAATATTGAGCGTGATTGGAAGTAGCGTGACGACTTTAACTACTCGAGTAAAACATTTTATCAGTTTGAGTGTGACGGAAGTTTCGTCTGCAATTATAAACACTGTAAGTAAGCTTTTCAGAACTTTATCTGCTGTAGTAAGTGGAGTTTCGGTTATAAGCTTGACGAGGAAGTTTTTTAGAACATTGACGGTGACAAGTATAAGTTCAGTCAGTATTGTAGCAGCAAGGCTTTTTAAAAGAACATTAAGTGTGGTTATGAGTAGTGTTGCAACTTTATTAAGAATAGCAACGCATTACGTGGAGATGATTGCTATTGCTGTTTGTAATGTTTCATTAAGCATCGCCAAGTTCTTTTACAGAGTTTTATCAGTCGTTGAGAGTGCTATTGTTTCGATTAAATACGGATTGTTTAAGTTAAAGACCCTAAGTGTTGTTAGTAGTTCGATTGTTACTTTAGGAACAACGGCTAAGAGATTTATAAGTTTATCTGTCACAGAAATTAGCAATGTTACGCTTTCTGTTGTAAAAAGTTTCTCTAAATTGTTATCAGTTGCAATGGTTTCTGTGGTTTCGCTGGTGAAAATGGTTAAGAAGATGTTGTCTGTAAGTGTGGTCAGTGTTGCTACTATGAGCGTATTTAAGAGTTTGTTTAGAAGTTTATCTGTTGTCGTGTCGTCTATTGCTAATATAAAGATAAGCGTGTCCCTAAGTAGGGCACTGTCCGTTACTGCGAATACAATTGCGACTCTCACGAGTAGATTCGGTAAGAGCGTAGTTATGTCAGTGATAGAGGTATCTTCTGTAACTCTTTCACGAGCTGCAAGGCTGTATAGAACATTATCAGTAAGTGTTGCTTCTGTAGTTTCTTTAAGCAGGTTTGGTAAATTTTTCAGAAGTTTAAATGCGTATATTGTTTCGGTTGTAAGCATAAATGTTAAAAGGTTTTTGCAACGGACTATCAGTGTTAGTGCTATATGCGTTGTTTCGTTGACGAGGTTATTACGGCGCACAGTTAATCTGGTTGTATCGTCTGTAGTATCTGTTAGTATCCTGAAAAAGTTGCGCAAAACACTACACGCCACCGCTGTTAGTTCTGCTGTGATAAGTTCTGTTCAGAAATTGTTTAGAACTTTATCTACAGGCGTTGTATCAGTTGTTACTCTCAACACTGTAATAAGGTTCTTTGAAGCATTAAGCGCAAGCGTATCATCAGTAGTCTCTTTGGTAAAGAGTAGATTATTCGAAAGACAGATAAATGTAGTAACAAGTAGCATACCATCTATAGGCAGGAGGATATATAAAAAGATTGTTTTGTCTGTTAGTGTTGCGGGAAGTGCTACTATTGGACTTACGAAATATCTTTTTAGGACTTTAAACGTAACTGCTGTTACATTAGCTTCTATTATCGTTGGTTTCTTGGAAAAAATACCAAAAGGTCTGAGGAAAATTTTACCTTATCGGTCTCGTGATTTCAGACCGCCACAAATAAAAGGTCCGTTTGAATAATATGAACTATATTTCAGTTGACGAATTTAAAAATTGGAACCCCGAAATGGATTTTTCAGTATATGGAAGCGTAACTATTTCGGGAATGATAAGTAGAGCCTCAAAATGGGTTGATGGCTATCTTGGGTATGATTTACAGATTGAAGATATAACAGATGAAAAAGCAGAGACGATTATTAGTCCTGATGGAGATATTTTAATCTTTCCGAGGAAGTTTCCAATTCATTCAGTTTCAAAATTGGAGATATTTTTAGGGACATACAGCACGGAATTGAGTTTGCAGGATAGCAATGGAAACAATAAGTATGTTATCCCGTCAAATCAAAGATATGTTCTTTATCCTTATTACGCAATCAATATAGAAGGAAAAATGAGATTGAGGAAATACTTTACAAAGATATCTTATAGGGCTGGATATGAGACGATTCCAGATGATATTAAGGATGCGGTGAATTTGATTACAAAAGATATTTTTAATAGGCAAACGAATCCGATGTTATTGAGTTCTACCAGTCAAGGTGGAATTACGATGAGTTTTAGAGGTGGAGAAGAATCAGATTACATTAAACAAGCAAAGGTCATTTTAGATAGGTATAAAAGAAGAATAGGATAAGATGGCTGGAGATTGGATAATCTACAAAAAAGATGCAATGTTAAGGAGGTTAAATCCTGATTCGGCTGATGTAGATAAGGAAGGATATGTAACGATTATCAGTAATTTTAAAATTAGTTTGCAACCTGCTGGACCAGAATATCAGATGTTTTATGAAGGTGGTGCTGGGAAGGTATATACTGGATTGACAACGCAAAGCGGAATTCGGATTAGTGATATGGTGGTTTTGTCTGGAACAGCAACTTTTTCTGGCATTAAAACATTCGTTAGAGGGATTGAGGAATGGTCTGGTCCAATGGGAACTTATTACAGATTAGTATTAGTAGAACCTAATGAGTAAAAAATATGATTGAGATAAAAATCAAAGGAGACAAAGAAATA